TTACCCCGTTGCCTTGCCATAGCTCTGCACTCCTCTGACCAAATCTGCGATGAACGCTCGGCCCTTGTTGGTCAGGACAAGTGAGCGCTTCCGGCGATCTTCGCCGAAACCGATGGTGATCATTTCGTAGCCACCGGTCATTTCCTGATGGCCTTCGCCCCAATAATAGGCGTTGCGGGATGCCGCGCCGGACTTAATGCCGACGTTCTTCTCGATGTCCTGCACCGAGATGTCCTCGTGTTTAGCGTTCGCCACCGCCACTTCGAGCAGCGCCAGGATGGTGGACACCTGCATCTTGCTGTCGAGTGTGTTGAAGCGCCTCAGCGCGTTCATGATGACGGTTAGTGCTTTCAAGTCGGACACTTCGGTGGTCATTGGTAGCCCCTTTTCCTGTTAGGCCGCTATTACCTCCTCTAAACGGGAGATCGCGTTAGCGGTAAGTAATGCATTTGAGCAATCCACGAAAGCCTCGACGGGCTCGTGGACCTGAAAATCTTCAGCGCTGGGGAAGGTCCCCGAGGCAATTAGCGCGTGACCGATCAGACAAGCGTCCCAATGGTCATTGGTCCCTGCCCGTTGCTCGCCAACGAAGAGGTTGTCTGCATCGTAGAATGTAATCCGCATTTTGGGGTAAGTCCCGGAGAAGTGTTATTCTTGTTGGGGGGTCAGGAGCCACCCTCGCTGCTCCTGGGTAAATCGGTACAGGAAGTGCGGCGTCTACCCGCTGTGAAGTGGGATCATGATCGGCTCTCGGACGATCTCGCGGCGGATCAGCGTCAGTGCGTTGTCGAGCCCGTAGTAGGCGCTCTTGATGGCTCGCTCAGCCTCATCGGGCTTGTCGCTGGCGATCTTCTCGATTGAGATCGTGCCAGCCACGATGGCGTCGGTGAGCAGCAGGATGACTTTCTGTTTGTCCATGAGGTTACTCCGGTTACACTTACGATTGGTCGTCGAGCCAGCGGTGGAGCCAGCCTTGGCGGTCGGTGTCGGTCACGGCCTGCTCCCTTCAATTCGGTGAACAGAGCCCACAGGGCGAGGACGATAGGTCCCCCAAGGGTGGCGGTGGCCACGAGTTTGTACGCCATAGGAATTGTCTCCTAACACTAGGTGATTTGGTTTGGCCGCGCAAGTACGTTTTGTACCGCGCTGTCGTACAATTTGCACTATTCGATCCTCCAGGCATCGACACGGATCGGGTTGTCGCGGACCTCAACCTTGCAGCGCCAGCCAGCCATGAAGGACGCGACGGTCTTGCAGGCCTTGCGGGTGCGGTGGAACCCGAGGAGCGTCTTGGCGCCGTCAGGGTACTCGACCCCGAGGAGCCAGTTGTTGCCCCGCTCGGTATAGGTGTTGAGCCTCTGGCAGACGTAGGTTGGGACGTTCATTGTGGGGGAACCTCGCGATAGCCGCTGCGTCATGCGATGATGGCGAGACACAGGAACATGAAGATGATCAGGCCGATGAAGATGACGACCATGGGCGCGATGCTGTCGTCCTTCGGGGTGCCCTTGTTGGGCTCGACCTTCTGCTGCGTCTGCTGCTGGCCGTTGTGGTGGAACAGGAGCGGCGCGAGGACCAGCGGTGCCACGTAGGTCATGGGCGAGGATGGGCGCGGTGCCGGGCGATAGCTCGGGCGGTAGCTTGGGGTCACCCGAGGTGCCACGCGGACAGCTGGAGCGCGGAACACAGGAGCCCGGAAGCTCGTGAATGCTGCAGCTGCTGGTGTGGCGACCGTGAGGGCCAGGGTGAGAGCGAGGAACTTCTTCATTTGTAGACGCCTTTCATTCGCTGCTCCCATTCCTTCACGAGGAACAAGGGCACGCAGTCTGGTGGGTTGTTGGTGATCTGGTTGCGCTCGACGACGACGGGTGGCGGGTCTGGATTGGCGCTGTCGATCTGTGCGCCGAGGCCACAAAGGCCATTCAGGAGGTCCGCTAGATCGTCGCGGTCGTCGATGCGGAGGGTATAGGTTCCACTCGGGGGCAGACCCTCGGCCTTGCGGTAGGCCTCGGCGTCGTTCTTCATGGTGAACCAGCGGCGCTTGACGTTGTAGACGATCATAGCTTGACCCTCTCCAGCCACTGACAGCCACGCTCGTTTCGGATGCTGCGCAGGATGCCGGTGTCGCGGCCTGCCATGTGGACGCCCTTGTAGGCGTAGGACAGCCATGCGGCCTGCAGGTACTGCCGCCACTCGCGGCCCCACTCAGCCTTGAAGGCCAGCAGCGCCTCGCGCTCCTCGGCGGTGATTGGGGTGCCTCCGGTCATCGGTTGCCTCCCCGCTCGTACTCGTCGCGCCAGTCCTGCTCAGGCCCCTCGTATTTCTCCACGCCGTCGTCGAGGTACCAGAAGCCCACGTCGAGGACGTCGAGGCAGTCAGGCTCTTGGCCGGTATAGGTCTTGCGCCACTCGTCGAGATCGACACGGACGTAATCCGTATAGCCCCGCTCCGGTGGGCAATCGGGATCAGGCAGGGTGCCCCCGTCGTCGTAGGACAGGACGTTGCCGGTGCTGGCGTCGACGGTGAGGGAACCCCACGAGCCGTTGATGGTGGCGGTCTTGGTCATGGCTAAAGCCCCTTCACGAGAGCGGCGGTGCGCTCGTTGTCAGTGTGGTCACAGATGACGTCGTCTTCGTTGCCGTGGACGAGGTAGATCGAGCCGACCATGTTGCCGGTCTCGTCCCTCATGCGCAGCGTGGTCTCGTCGGTGGCGTGGACCTCGGCGGTGATCGCTTCGAAGTCCGTCGAGCGCTTCAAGGCCCACTCCTCGCCGTCGTAGACGGAGACCGTGAAGCTGGCCGCGAGGGCTCTCTTGATGATGGCGCTGATGATGCGCTTTTCGGTGGCGTTGGCGTGGGCTGGAAAGGCCATTAGCGGTCACTCCTCAGGGTTGCGATGAAGAACACGGCGCAGCCAGTGATCAGGGCTGACCACAGGACAGCGGCGACTAGGGTTTCGGTTGCGGGCATCAGAGGTACCTCAGGGTTTTGCCTTCGAGATCGTTGATGGCCACGCGGTAGCCACGGTCGACGGTGCCATCGGCCCAGCGGACGACGCCGTGCTGGATGTGGAAGCGCTCAGCGCTCTTGATGGATTGACGGGCGATGCGCTCGGCGCGGTCGCGGTTGACGAACATGGTGATGTCTTGCGGCGCCATGGGATTGCTCACGGTATAGGTTTGGGTTGGGTGCCCCTAGCGGAGACACCCGGTTAACGGAGAGTTCAGCCGACGACAAAGCCCGAGGTGTCGCGCTTGGCGGGACCCTTGGCGTAGAGCCCGACGATCACGCCCAGCTTGTCGGTAAAGCGCATGTCGGTTTCGTCACCATCTATGACCTCGCGCTTCATGGCGCGGAGACCAAAGCCGACGCGGCCCAGATAGTGTGCGCCATCTTCCACGAATTGGTTGCGCAGCGCCTTGGTGCGATAGACGATGGCGACATTCGCGCCGGTCTCATTCGCGGTGTCGATCACGGCGTTAGCGTATGCCTCATTCGCCGCGCTATAGGACAGCGTCAGGCTGTAGTTGCTCGGCAGTGCCCGATAGGCCCTCTTGTAGACCTTGGTGTAATCGTAGAACTGGACCTCAGGGAACGCGGCGAAGATCGAGGTATAGGTTACCCCTTGCCGGGTGCAGGGATGCGCCACTTCCCATTGGATGTCGCTCGTGCCGTTAAGACGCACGGCAGGCTTCACGCCTTTCTTGGCGCAGTAGCGAACGAATGCGGCGATGTCCTTGACCAGATCGGCCATGAAGGTCTCGCGACTCTTGAAGTAGCGTTGCGTCTTGGCAATCCGCGCCTCGACGATGCTGGAGAACATGCCAGCGCGGCCAGCCTTGGAGAGACAACCCATCTCGCATCCAGCTTGCCCAGCCATTGGACACACGTTGCCCATGAGGGACTGTGATGCTGGCGCTAGGTACATGATGGCCGTTTCATACTGGCCGAACTTGTCGCCCTTGATGGTCTTAGCGTTGCCGCCTGAGCGGATGGTCTTGGACTTGAACATCGGAGAGTTCCCGTTATCGGAGAAGTGAAGACATAGCTGCGCCGTCGTGAAGCCACAGAAACCCAGAGTGCCCCTGAGTTTGTATGGCTCCACCACTTGATGGTCGTGGTGAAGGATCAGCGCAATCGGGTGCTACCCCTTAGGACGTTGCGCTTGCCGCCCGTTGACCTATCGCATGTCAACCGCGCCCCGTTTATGGTCTTAGGTGACCTATTCGATTGTCAAAGAACATGCGGCCCGGCTTGGCCACCCTTCCCGGCATCAGGCCCCGAAGGCCCCGCCGCCGCCACCAATCTCTGGTGTGATTTCAAGGTAATCTCTCGGTTATCGGAGGTAAACAAGAAAAATCATAAATCGTATAAGCTATTGATTTTGCTATGACCTTTTTTTCGCCGTCAACGGTACGTTTCCGCTATCGGAGAGGCTTTTTAGGCCCATGAAACCGCAAGAAATCATGAGTCAAATCAATGTGTTAGTCGGGGTCAAAGCCTGATTTGCACCATGCCAAACCATGCGAACGGTATAGGATCGCCCTAGATCAGGGATCAGAACGCGCACGTAAGGGTCACCAATGGTAACTAATGGGTCTCAGGCTGAGCGTAAGGCCAGCCGATCAAGTCAGCGCCGGTAAACGTGAGGAACCCTCAAGTTTCCCTTGGGGCAAAAAAGGTGGGAGGGCACAGAAGGAAACGAATGTTCCAAGATGGAATGAGCGTTCCACGCTAGGTAACTCGGGCAATCTGGCCGGTGCTAGGATGGTATGACCCATGAGTACACCAATGAAATCAATTGGTTAGCATGTGCTTGTGCCATGATCTGTGCCAGCGATGGCGCGTATAGGGCGGATCACAGGTCTTCTAGGGGGGCCACGGGGGGAACTGGGGTCTCTGGTGTATACGTAAAGGGAAACGCATTTTTCGCAAAAAGGTCCGCATGCGCTACACGCTCTTAGAGGAACCTGGAGGCCTGTGGTCGGTTGTTGACGGCGCCACCGGGAAACCTGCGGACCTCCTGGGGGTCCAGACAGAGCAGCTGGACAAGACATTCGCTGAGGACCTGATGGCGATCTTGGAGTCTCAGGACATGAAGCGGAAGCTGACACGAGGCCCCTTGTGGAACCTCAAGTGACCCTCTGGTTCTCCCCACCAGTCCCAGTGCGCACCGAGCGAGTCGGAACCACCCTGTATGTCAATAATGTCCAGGCGGCAGCTGAGGAGCTACTCAAGTGGCCCCAAAGGGGACCCTTATGGCAGAAGGCGGTCGAGGCGTGTGTCGCTGCGTTGGCAGGTGAGGCTCCCCCGGAGAGCGTTAGGGGACTATTTGAGTCGGCAGCGCGGGAAGCTCAGAAACTCCTGCCGGTTGTCAAGGATTTTTGAGAGAAGCTATTCGCTAACGGAGGGTTTAGGTCCGACCCTGTGGGAAACCCCAGAAACAACTGGGTTTTCCGCGATTGTGCTAGACACGTGACTCAAGATCACTACACCGGAGATAAGTGCAGTCGAAACCGGACCAATGAGAATCGGAAGCCAAGCCGATTGGAGGTAGCGATCATTGCGCTAGTCGGAGGGGGACGCTGGGCGTCCAAACCTCAGCGTTCCCCACCGGCACCCCTTATCCGCATCGGAAATCTCTCCGCACCGGATTGGTTACCTCTGCCTACAAACGTATTGATCGTCAATGCGGGACCCCTATGGTTTTCGTGTATAACAGCCACAAACAGTCCACAGGGAAGATCCATTAACCTGTAGCTATGGAGGCACAAGCGGCCACTGCATTAGTCACATCACCTTCCCCAGCGGGCTTCGACACCCACGTTCCCTTTTGGAAGATCGGGTCGTAGTAGCGAGGATCGAACTCGCTTCCCGAATGGACGACAAACGGTATATTCCGCTCGTGAAGGACCCTGGCTACGGTCTCGCATTTTCCATCATTCAGCTCGATATCGAGGACGGCTACATCTGGGGAGTTTGATTGCAGCCACTCAAGAGCCTCGGAGCAAGATGACAGGACTGCCAAGACATCGAAACCGGCATCTCGCAATGACTGTTCAACGTCGAGCGCAATAAGCGCCTCATCTTCCAAAACGACAACCGACAACACCGATTGGCCGCCCATCGTCATCACCCTCGTGGGGGGCGGGAGGTTGAAGACCCTCCCCATTCGCCAGCGCCCACACTTCAGCCAGCGACGGTTCGGAAATCAACTTCTACTTAGGTACGCTGTCAAGGCTTTTTTCGCTAAGAGCCAGCGATGATTTTTTTGTACAATTCGGTAGGTTGCTGACGCACAGCGCGGTGCCTATCTGCCGTTGCGGTTTCCATCAATCTCGTCGAGCAGGGATCGATGTCTACTGGGCAGCTCTTTCTCGACAGGTAGCTTCAGCAATTGGCGAAGGTAACGGCGGATAGTCTCTGACGTAATCCACTTGCGAATGAGGCGCGAGATAGCCTCCTGCTCTGCTTTGCTAAGTTCTCTCATGGAACCAAACTCAAAGGAGTTTCGATGGTTCCCTCCGAGGTGTAGAGCGACACCGGGACTCTTGACGAGGCCACAGGACTGGACCTAACAGTCGACCTTCAACCCAAGTCTGTCAGGAAGGAAGCATGATCCGGTCCATCATTCTGTCTCTCGCCCTCATTGCGTCCACCCAGGTGTCCCAGGCGGGCACCTACGAGAACCACATCATGGTCTGCACCAATCAGTGCATCGACCAGAGCGATCATTCTGAAGCAGCCTCCTACCAGTGCAAGCAGTGGTGCGAGGATCACGCAGAGGATCAGAACTAAGGTTCGATAGGAAACCCAAGTAGGGGAACTTATGGGGAAACCTTTGTTAACGGAAGTATCTCCCCTCTGTATGGGTCCCTAATCGAAGGGGACTACATCTAGTAGCCCCCCTCGTTCACTCACACAATTCTCTTCCCAGCCCAGGACATCCTCTGTCCACCGAAGTGCTGGTTGAGGGGGCTCTGGTGGAGCTTGGCGATCTGAGCCTCCATCCATTCCTGATGCTCCCTCGCGACGATCTTCCCAGCATCCTGGTTCATCATCTCGACGAAGTGTCCGATCAGCATGGCCAGGGCGTCAACGCGGTCGTCGAAGCGCAGCGCGTCCTTCTCCCGGCAGATGTGGGTCATCTGGTGAAACACGGACTTGTGGCTGCGGATCAGGCTCTCGTACTTCTGGATCGAGGCGTCGTCCTTCTCGAACACGTCAGGGTCGACGATCAGCCTGTGGGAACCGATGACCGGCTCCAGGATGTCGAGGATGCGCTGCTCCTTCATGGTGGTCGAGCGGACCTCCACGATCTCAGCCGTCACGCCCTTGCGGAGTAGGACGGGTTCGAGGAGCTTGGCGAACATGCCGTCACCGAAGTTGCTCTCGATGACGATGGTCTGGATGCGGTGCCGCTTGGCGATGCCGACCAGGGCGAGGAGCGTGTCCTCGTCGTAGCCACCCTGGAGACCACCGGCCTCAGGGACCCAGGTGTTGCCCGCGAGGTGCAGGCCTACAGCGTATCCCGTCTCATCCTTGCCGCGACCCGAGGGATCGATCGACATGACGCGGTGCTGGTAGTCGAGGAACTCGTTGGAGTGCCCTCCTGGGGCATACAGGCGGTCGCCAGCCATGCCGTGGTTCGGGAGGTCCTTGAGTTCCCTGTCGGGATTGGGGAGCCAGAAGACGTCCACCGGTGCCTTCTGCGGGGGCACGGGCATGATGATCAGGTCCTTGAGCTTGAGCGGGTAGCGCTCCTCGTCGGATAGCTTGGTGTTCAGCATGAACTGCAGCTGGTAGCCAGCGGCCCCGTACTCGGCGCGGCGGGAGATCAGTTCGTCCATGTCGAACCGCTCAGGGTCCGTGGGCATTCCGTACTGCTTGTTGTGGAACATGCGCAGGATGCGGGGTGCCAGGTCTAAGCCGTACCCGGCGATCTCGTCGACCGTGGGAACCTGCGAAGGCCAGATGCGCTTGGTGAAGGTCTCAGGCAGCTTGTTGTAGATCGAGTCCTCGGTCTGCGGGGTGCCGAGGTAGATGACTCGAGCGTGAGCCAGGGGCTTCAAGATAGCCGAGTATTCGCGGGTCTTCTCGATGAGCAGATCGCGAGCCGCGACCGTCATGGAGTTGTTCATGACCTCGACGTCGTCCGAGACGATGATGTCGGCGCGACCACCGGTCAGCTGGCTGTCGATGCCCTTCGCAAACACGCTTGGGGTCTGGTCGGGCTCAGCCGGGCCGACGTCGAACTCGACGCGGGAGGAGCGCTGGTTGGCCTTGGGCTTGAGGAAGGCAAGCTCAGGGACCGTCTGGATCAGCTGCTGGCAGAAGATGACGAAGTTGTCGGCGCGGTTCTTGGACGCCGAGACCACCATGATCTTAAGCTGGGGGTTGCAGTAGAGGCACCACAGGACGAACGCCGCAGTCAGGAAGGACTTGCCGACGCCACGGAAGGCCTCGATACAAATCTTGTTCGGGCCGTGCTGGAGGAACTGGGCGATGTCGTACTGAGTTGGCGTGGGGCTCGGGAGCCTCAGGTGCTGCCAGATCAGCCAGATGAAATTGCGGAGGTCCTCGCGTAGAGGATCAGGGCTCGACATCGAAGTCGAAGCCAGCAGGGTTTGCGTTGACAAGGGGGAACTCGGGGGTGGGCGCGAGGCGAGCGCCTGGGAGCTTTAGGCCCCCAGGGCACCGCGGATTTTACCGGTGGTCGCGGCCGACTGGCTCAAGAGCGAGCTTGGCGTCCCCGGTCAGGGTCACAGTGATCGTGCAGGCAGGCAGTGCGATGTAGCCGAAGGCGCTCGCGGACTTCGCGAGTTCCGCCAGGGCGACAGCGGTCAGGCCATTGATGCTGATGGTCGCTGCGGTCGAGCCAGAGGTCATCGACGCATGGTAGGCGTAATAGCCGCGCTTGAACGCGGTCGGGGTAGCGGTAACGAGGATCATGAGGTTTCCTTAAGGGAGTGTGGTCCAGAGCCGCGCCTGAGCGACTGAGGGGATGGTGCGCGACGTGAAGAAGCGCGTGATCCTGCCGTCGATGCGGAGGTTCGCTGCGCCGTTGGTGCCGAGGTCCCAGTGGGTTAGCGAGCCGTCTGGCGTGAAGCCTGGGCCGGTGACCACAGGACCACCATTGAGGCAGAGGCCACTGGCCGTTGGGCTGCGCCACGCCATGACGCGGTTGAGGACCAGAAGGCGCTCGTCCGAGAACCCCGGCTTGTTGACCGTTGGGCCGAGGCCGAGGGCATACACACCAGCCGCGTTGCTGCTGATCTGGAGGTCCCCATCGGAGGCAATCAGGGCACCGTCGCGGCGCTGGGCATACTCGAAGAAGTAGACCTGGGTGGTCTCGTTATCGGCGAAGATCGCGAGGGGCGAGCCATCCACGACGTAAGCCGCAGCGCGGTCGCGCCACGCTCTGGCGTTGGTCGATACAGGGTCCTGCTCGTATTCACTCTCGTCGACGTTGGCGAAGTCGATCAGGTACGAGTTGCCAGCCTTGCCCCTGAAGCCCACCGAGTAGGTTGCGAGGGTCTGCGCTGGCAGGGAGTAGCGTCCAATGCCGTTGTAGCGAGGGGCGTTGATCGTCTTGGCCGTGAACGTGGTACCGTCCATCGTCAGTTCGAGCTTGTCGGTGCCCGTGATCTGCTTGATGTCGACGTACATGCGCCGCGCCACAGAGGTCGAGGAGATCGCCTGGAGGCATGTCCCGTCAGCCGTGAAGGTCAGCAGGGAGGCCGAGTTGGCGACTTTGGTTCGACCCGTCTGGTTCTTCGCCGCCGTCACGCCCGAGCCTTTCACCCAGGCGACGTTCGTCAGGTCCCGAGGGGCCACCACGATGTTCGTGTGGTCGTGGTTGATCGCCAGACCGCGAGACGTTCTGCGGCAGGCTGAGGTGGTCGTGAAGGTGCGGAGGGAGCCGTCCGTCTCCTCGTAGAAGCTCGGGCTGACGCCAGTGACGTACCCACGGAAGAAGCGACCATCAACGGAGGAGGAGTTGGTTTCGGGCTGTGCGCCACCGAAATACTGGAAGCCAGCGAAATCCAAGTCGTGGACCGCGTTGGCTGCAGGGAACGCGAGTGGCACAGGGCCACTCACGCCACCCGCCGACAGCAGGTGCATGGGAAGACGGAGAGCTAGGTTCAATTCACCGCTCCCTCATGGTCGTCGTCATTAAACGTCGGGAACTGCCGGGCGAGGCTGTCGAGTGCCCCGCCCTTCCCCATCACTGCTTCGATGCCATTGTCCTTGAGGAACTTGATGGCGTTCGAGATGTCAGCTGCGGAGGCCTCACCGCTCTTGACGCGGTCAGTCAGTTCCTTTGCGACGGCGGCATGGAGGAGGTCCATGACGTCTTTCGCGGCTGCGCTCATTCCTTGCCTCCCTTCACGAAGCTGATGATCTTGAGGACCGTCAGGACGATGCCGAGGATGGTCAGGATTGCGGCGAGTGCCGGGTTGATCGTGGCGAGCCACGTCACCCAAACAGGAGACGTGACGCCCGAGACGGCGAGGCCGACTGTGTTGACTTGATTGATCACCGCTTCCACCTCCCGAGGACAGCCTTGGTGCCGTCGACCAGGAACAGGGCCGAGATGATGTAAGCCGCCCAGTCGTCGAGCGGCTCAGGGAGCTTCGCTACGTTGAGGCCGAGGTGCCAGATGCTGTCGAAGCAGACAGCGGCCCACCACATGCCGAGTGGGATCACGAAGAACAGCTGGAACCACCAAGTGCGCCCGACCATCAGGTTGGCCTGGGCCTGCACGTAGGTCTTGGTGACGTCTGCCTTGATCTCCTCCTTTTTGGTCTCGTCATCCATGTGGTGTTCGATGGTGTCGAGGATGTTGCCGAGGGCACCGCCCGTGAACAGGGAGGCGCACCACTTTACGATTTTGAGGAACATTGAATTACTTCTTGAGGACGATGCGGAGCAGCGTGACGATGAGCTTCACGATGATCTTGAGGACCCCTCCGGTCTGGTTGATACCAGCGGGGGTCGTGATGGGTTCTGGCGTTGCCTCACGCGGCGCAGGAGGCGTGCTGACGATGCGGGCGTCAGCCAACACCTTGGTCACCTCGGCAGGCGCTGGCGCCCCACCCTCGGCCCGACCAGAAGCCCTAAGGGCCGCTTCGAACTTGAGGGCGATCTTGCCGATCTCGACCTGCTTGTCAGTGCCGTTGATAATGCGCCGACCATTGGTGAACTCGCGGAGGTCTTCGGCGTCACTCTCGTCGATGCCGTCGAGATAGTCGCTGAGGCCCTTGCCGGTGAACCAGCCGTCGAGCATCCCGACAAAAAGGATCTGAACGGCGACCACAGGGTCCAGCGCGAGGTCAGGGTTACCGATCAGGTCGATGCCCAGGCGCTTTCCGGCTCTCAGGTAGTTGGCACGGCCAGTCAGCTGCACGTAGCCACGGCCACGGTATAGGAAGCCGTCGCCCTTCTTGGTGTTGCCAAGGCGAGCGCCGATCTTGGTGCCGGGCTCGTACTTGTCGAAATAGGAACGCTTGCCCAACTCGTGGATGGGCTGCATGGTCTTGGCCGTCTCCCAGGCGGGAGTGGCGAGGATGTAGGCGAGGAACTCAGTGTTCACGCCGCGCTTGTCGGCCTCGGCCAGGATGAGGTTGATCCCGTTGACTTGGTCAGTCGTCAGGGAGCCGCCGAACACAGTCGAGCGGACACTTGCGAAGAAGATAGAGGGGGTCACAGGATTGCCTGGGATGGGGCGAAGGGCCACCCCGAGGGGAAACTCGGGATGGCGTAAGGGACTTAGAGGTCCTGGGCGTAGGCCCACAGACTGTCGATCTGCACCGGGGTGATGGAGAAGATCGCGCCGAGGCCTTCGACGAGCGGATGGGACCGCTTGAAGTAGGTGGCGTATTTCCACTCGATCTGACCGGCAGGGTCATTCACGAGCGCGGCGTCGACCTGGGCCTCGGTGATGCCGATGGTCAGGAGGGTGAGTCTGAGCTGCCTCGGGGTGATCGGGGCCAGGGCCGCACGAATCTCCGCCTCGGTCAGCGGGGGCAGGATTTCAGGGACCCGCGTGGGAACCCCGTCGAGCAGCTGGAGTGACCAGGAGCCGACACGGGAGCCCTCGGGGGCCTCTTGGGTGACGATGGTGGCGAGCCGGTAGTCCTCATTGGACCACCCCTCATACGCAGGCATTACCCAGTCGGAGCCGATGGCAAAGCCTGAGCCTTCTGCGACCTCCGTCTTGATGACGTTGTCGTTCAGTAGAGCGAGCATTGATTTTTACCTTTTTGCCGACGATGCGGTCTTTCCATTGAGAGCGACGGAGAAGAAGTCGACCTCCGTATTTGGGTTCACATTGTCTGAGTAAATTCCGGTCCACCCAGCCGCCGTGAAGGAACTGTTCACCACGGTGCCACCCCAAGAGACCGGCTCCGCGTTACCGTCCAGCCACGTCTTTATGGAAAGCGTCGTGCCCAACAGGCGGAACCGCTGCCATACCCATGCACCCGTGGTCCAGTTAGGGGCCGGGGCGTTGTAAGGCGGGATGACATCGGCGGTGTAGACACCGGCAGTCCACTTGTTCATGTTCGCCCGGTACAGGGTAGGCGAACTTGTGTGCTGGAACATCGCCATGCCGTAGAGGCTTTCCGACCCAGCAGCACCGAAGGCCCGCGCACCGATGTAGGCTTGTGGGAACGCAAGGCTGGGTGCGGTGATGTTGCGCTGGCGCAGCAGAATTTCCACGTCCGCGACGAGGGGAACAGTGTCCCACGACATGAACTGCTTGACGGTGCTGGCCTTGGTGATCCGCAGCGCCTTGCCGCTGAAACTGCCAGCGACCGCCTGCACCAATTGCGTTCCGTTGACCCCATACCTTTGCGTCCAGTCGGCGGGGAAGGCCCCCACCGTGTACTCGCTAAAGTCCGTGACGAAGTGGTCAGGATCACGATTGATGTACGGAGGGATGATCAAGGCACCCACTCCAGAATCGCAGTCACGCCAACATCGGTCTTCGAGATGTGCAGCTTGAACTTGACACCGTTGGTCGTCGTCAGGACGTCGCCCTTGGGGAACCCAGCGGAGAACCCACTGAACGTGACGGCCCCAGCGGTGGCGCTGTTCGTGATGTCGATCACGATGTTGTAGCTTCCGGTCGCCGTGGGGGCACTCAGGGTGAAGGCCCCGCCGTTGACGATCTTGCGGTAGTTGCCACCAACCGGCGTGACCGCGTAGGTGCCGCTCGACTTGGTGCCATCGTTGACGGCAGTCTGCGTGACGCCAGCGGACAGAGCGTTGTCAGCCGCAAGCCTAAGGAACCGGGAGTCCTGCTCTGCTTGTGAAAGCGAGAGCTTGTACCAGGCACCCCAGGTGCCGTTGTCTTGTGCCCGCCGCCAGACCTTGGTGTCCGCTGCGCCATCCACCGTGAACGAATGCACGGTTTGGGTGCGCCACCCGCTAGAGCCGTGAGCTTCGACGTTACCGAGCCACCAGCTTGTGTCAGGGGCGTTCGCAACGTTGCTGCCCATGTACCAGCCGTTGTCGAGGGCGTTATTCCAGTCGGTGATGGTCTGCGCGACGGTACCCAGGCGAGCCGGGATCGTCCCCGCCCTGATGGAAGCGACGGTCACCTTACCGAGCGCCCAGGCTCCTGCGCTGTCAGAGATCGCAATCTCGTCTGCGTCGGCTGGAGTTGCCTTGAGGGTCGCCCCGTGTATCCACCCGGCGAGCCCGTTGAGGACCGTCGCAGCGGAAGCAGCAGCCTTTGCCGCCCAATGGAGAGCCGAGAACTTCCCGGTGGTGACCGGCACGTCTTGCGCCTTCGAGGCCCAGTCACCCGCGAGGGTCGCTGAGGTGGACGCGTTGGTGGCCGAGGTGTCCGCACCAGCCTTCGCCGTGTCAGCCCCAGCCTTCGCAGTGTCCGCTCCGGATTTCGAAGTAGCTGCGTTGGTGGCAGAGGTGGCCGCAGCGTTCTGGCTGGCGAGCGCAGCAGCAGCGGAGTTGGCCGCAGCGGTCTTGCTGGCGTCGACCAGGACCTTGTCGGCGTCGAAGCGCGTGTCGACATAGGTCTTGTTGGTAGCGTCGGTACCCACGGTCGGGGCCGCGAGGTTCTTGAGCTTGAGGTTGGTCGCATCCCAGAAACCGTCAGTGGCCACCTGCATGGCGTTGTCGGCAACCTCCTCCGAGACGTGGAGGGACTGCAGGAACGAGCCATTCAGCTGGCTGTCGACGAGGATCGAGCCGTTGATGTAGGTGTTGACCGGAGCCTTGGAGGTCTGGCGGTAAATCTTGAGGGCACCCACGGGGGCCGTGGTGAACCGGATCATGTAAGTCGAGAGGAACGTAAACGGGACCGAAGCCCCGTTCACTGTAGCCTTCACGAACGTTTGAGACAGATACTCGAAGGGAACCGAATAGTCCGTCGTCGACCCCGTAGCGCTGGGGTAGAACACGTAGCTGTTGGCCATGTAGCCCTATTTGATTGCGAAGATGTCATCCAGCGTGGAGCCCCTGGTCCGTTGGACCTGAGCGCCGATGCCCTTGGCGACCTTTTCGGTCACGTCGAGGGTATCTGGAGAAGGCAGGCGAACGCCGTAGCGGTCGTCCGTGAAGATGGTCGGGTCGACCACGAGGTTGTGCTTGAGGTAGTCCTTGGCGTTCTTGGTGAAGGCACCGAAGATCGTCTTGAACACCTTCACCTGGGCGTCAGGCGTTAGGCTCTTGTAGCCCTGGCTGTCGATGGTGCGACGGAGGGTGTCCTCAAAGTTCTCACCCTTCTTGATCAGGACCTTACCGATGTCGATACGGTCGCCAACCGAGGCGGTGGACTTGAGGAGGTCCTTGTCGGCCCTGCCCTTGTAGACGAGGTCACGATAGCGGTCCCAGGCGTTTGCACCGTCGACCGTTTTCATCTTCGTCAGGGACGGAGCTTCACTACGCGTGAGCCAGTCCAGCTTGCTCGGCTGCACACCGAGGCCCTTCCAGTAGGCGGCGTCGAAGACACCGTCCGGTCGATCCAGGCTGAGCCCGAGGTCCCCGAGCTTGTTCAAGCGAACGTACTCGGCCCGAAGCGGATCATCCGTCTTCACCGGCTTGCTGTTGAGCGGGTCCATACCGCGCAGCGGGTCCTCCACAGGTTTCCCCAGGAAGTCCAGGCGGGTGTAGCCGGTGTGGAAGCCAGCCGACGCCAGTACCTCGTTGAGGAAGCCCTCAGCGCTGTCCTGGGTCCAGTCGCCAGTTACGGCACCCTGGTTCTTGCCAGCCATACGCACCGCGCCGGGCGTGAACGCCTTGACGTAGTTCTCAGCGAACGTGAGGAGAGCCCGAGGGTCCCCTTCCTTCGCAACCTTGGCCAGGGTGTCCCACAGGTCCCCAATGCCCCGCAGGCCCGACGCATCGGACATGAGGTTGAGCGAGAGGTACCCAAGGGCTGAGCCGTAGGTGGTGGCGTAGGAGAAGGCGCTGTCGTTGTCGGCGACGTAGTTGCCGTTCTTCATCTGCAGGGCGTTCTCCCGCTGCATGTCCTTGAGAACTCCGAGGAGCATCAGGGGTGCGCTGTAGGGGAGCAGCCGTGTCAGGTCGACGGCATGGCCACCAACGATGATCGAGGACGCAGGGTACTCCTGCATCTGAGCCATCTTGGCGTCCCAGCCTTTGTAGCCAGCCGGGCCGGTGATGTCGATCTGACCGCTTTCCATGAGAGCCCATCCGGCACCCAACGTGAGGTACCCGAGGCGCTGCCGACCGATCGCTCGTTGCTTGGCCGCGAGACCATTGATGCCCGAGAAGTCCGACATGAACTTCACGAGGCCAGGAGCCTGCACCAGCTTGCCGGTTTCGTCCTTGATCATCCCACCGACGAGCTTTGCGCCCCAGCGGGTCTTGCCCAGGAGCGTCAGGACCGAGGCCGGGATCGGCTGGACCGTCTGCATCGAGTTGGACGAGATGTTCACCAGGGTGCGCCAGAACGGGATTGAGCCCTGGGCGAAGGCGTTGACGATGGGGTTCGGATGGTTCCTCAGGTTGTCCGCGAACTGTGCGAGCTTGCCGAGGCCGTACCGGGTGTCGAAGGCTGACTGCCAGCTGGTTGAGGCCACGTCGATCTTGAGGGCCGCGTTGGAGATCGCACCCTTCTCGTCGAACATGCTGGCCGCATAGTCTCGAGCCAGCTTCTTGGCGTTGGGCCGGGTCGCGCCGCTCTTGAGGGCGAGATCGTAGCCGTCCGCGTAGGCAACACCAGCTGCCCTCCAGACCTTGGAGCCTTCCGAGGCTGCGTGAGCCAGGGTCGCCGCGAAGTCCCACATGCGGTAGAACATGTACTGGACGTACTTCTTGTCGTCCGCGAGGGTCTTGAAGTCCTTCTTGATCGCCTTGCCGCCACCATGGTTTGCACCGTCGAACAGGTCCTGGGTGTGATCCAGGGATCGCCCGGTCACGTAGACATCCTTCATCGCCTTGAAGCCACGAGCGGTGGCAGCGGCGTACCCGGCGTACTCCCTCCAGGCCCGCTTCACGTCACCTCGGAGGAGGTGCTGCGAGATCGGCAGGAGAGCGTTGTTCATGGTGTTCGACAGGGCTTCCAGGGAGGCCGTCGAGACTTGGCCCAGCATGGCGCTGGCCCGCATGTCGTTCAGGTAGCGGAGGAAGGAACCCTCAAGGGCCTCACGTTCGCTCTTGCTCAGCCGGGCGAGCCGGTTGGAGTTGAGGTTGTCGATCACGCCAGCACGCTGGGCGTCGAACTCGTCGAACATTTTGTAGAGGTCGTCCAGCACGTCGAGGGTGCTGAAACCCATCTCCTCCAGCTTGTAGGCGTTGGCCGCGATGAACTCGGCCTTCGAGGAGAACAGGTGGTAGCCCTCGCCCAGGCCTTCCTTGACCTTGGCCTGCATTTCCTTCTCGGCCTCGTCGAACATCTGGAGTGTCCGGTCGTCGAACCTGCGGCCCTGACGGAGGTGGAAGGCGTAGCTCGATGACGTGCCGATCTCTCGGTACATCTCGGCCAGGACGCCCTTGGACTGGTAGTAGTCAGCCGACAGGGACTTCCAGGTTGCCTTGGTCTTGAGGGACGGGTCCTCACGGATGCGCCTGATGATCTCGTCGAGGTTGTCTTCGACGCCTTCCAGGGCCATGCGCAGGACAGCGGTCTTGTACTCGTGACCGACGGTCGCCGCTGCGGGCAGCTTGTCGATCTCCTTGGTGAGCCGGATGATCGCGTCAGTGTCCTTGCGGTGGATGGCCGAGGCCACCTGCTCCGCGTGAGCCGAGTATTTCAGGCCGGGCTCCTCGCCCACGATCTCGCGCACACCAGTCTTGGTGTTGTACTGCGCCACGCGCTCCTCAAGGGCCTTGATGGGTCCCAGGAGACGCTGACGGAGGTCGGTCGCCACGTCCTGCGGTATAGGAGCGGCCTCAGCTTCCGTCTTGATGATCGGCTTGCCGAAGTCCTTCTCCGTGATGTCCGCGATGATGGCGTCCTTGGCGACCTTGTTGCGAAGGCTTGCGCTCTCCACCGGAGGCGGGATGTCGTCAGCGGCCTTGCGAGCCACGTCCTTCACGACGGTCTGAGCGGTCTCGGCAGAGGCTGGGGTGTCCCTCAGGGGGATACCGTTGGCGTCACCGATCTGCTTGAGCGAGTTCATGTCGACGAACCCGTCAGGGACACCCTTGACTGCCCGGTACACCCCGCCGATGGCGTGGGAGAGACCAGCGGTCGCGAGGTCGACGATCAGGTTCGTGGCGAAGTTCTTGGCCGTCTTGGCTTCCTGGCTGTCCTGAGGGTTCACCACGAGGAAGTCCGGCACCGCACCGTCAACGTAGTCGTTGGCGAGGTTCTGGATGTTGTCCTCGTCGGAGAACGTCAGGGTCGAGATGCCAGCGCCCACGATGGCCGCAGGGACCACGCCACCGGCAGCGAGAGCGCCACCAGCTGCAGGAGCCGCCTGACCGGCGACCTCAGCGATGTTTTCACCGAACTCCTTCTCAGTCGAGAACTCAGGGTTCACGCTGTCGGAGTAATCCTGCATGGTCTGAGCAGCGCCGTCGAAGCCGAGCTTGCTGGCTGCGACCGCACCGGCCTCTGCCGCACCCTTACGGATGTCGGGCATGGTGACCATCTTGGCGATGGGACCGAGGACGGAGCCGCCGAACGTGTTACCTGCGGCGTAGGGGTTGTCGACAATGGCCTGCACCTCCTCTCGGGTCTTCCCGCTGAGAGCTACTGCGTCGTCGATGAAGTTGGGGAACTGATCGGGGTTCTCGCGGTAGGCCTTGGCGAGTTGGGCGGATGGGAGTTGCGTCCCATCTTCCTGAGGGACCCAAGGGGAGGTTTGATCCATTATTGATTTCCTATGTTCGCGTACTCAGGTCGGCCCGTTCGCACCTGCGCCTCCTGTGCGTGGAGGGCGAGGATGTGCTGCTGAACCTGCTGAGCGGCTGCTTGTATTTCTTGAAGCGAGGGGCGCTTGCCGTCGTTGGCCTTCATCAGGTCATCGATAGCGACCGCCATCTGGGCGTCGAAGATCGTCTTGTTCTCGTCGCCGGGCAGCATCAGCTTCATCTTGTCGATGGAGGGCTTGACTGCAGGCATTGAGAGGATGGGCTGGGCTTGGGCCTGGACGGTGTACTGGTCCATCGCCTGGGCGTAGGTCTCCTGGTCGATCTGACCGCCGACGTAGGCTTTCAGGGCGTCCTGACCGAACCGCGGATTTCCGTAGTTGGCCGTCTTGAGGAACCCATCGTTGTCGAGGGACTCGGTGTCGACCGGCTTGGTCTGTAGATCGAGGAGCTTCTGGTAGACGTCGTAGTTCTTGGTGCGCAGCTTGGCGAGAGCCTCGGTATCGCGGCCTCGAACAGCCTTGTCGGCCAAGTCGACGATCTCCTGAGTGGCCTTCTGCTCGTCCATGTCGGCCCGTTGCTGGCTCTCATTGCGGAGCTTGTCACGGGTCTGCAGGACGCGCTCACGGTCAGCCTGGGGGAGCTTCTTCGCTGCCATGTAGTCTTCGATGTCGTCGCGCTCGGCCTCCTGAGGGTTCGCCTCAAGGTGCCTGATGATGCTGTCGGCACGGGCAGACCTGGCAGTCGGAGTGTCCACGCCAAACTCGGCATCGGCACTCTCGTCATTGTCCGCGTCATCGTTGATCGTCCCGAGGCTGATGCCGCCCTTGCTGTCGGCCTTGATGACCTTCGCCGGGTCCTGCAGGTAGGCCTGCTTGAACTCGATGAGAGCCGCCAGGGTCTTACGAGCCGAGACGCCACCCTTGTTCAGGCCGTCGCCGTCGTACTCACCGCGACCGTTGGTCTTCTTGAGGGAGGCGAACTCCTTCGCGAGACCGCTGTCGAGGAACTGCTCGGCCGAAATCTTGTCGTCGAGATAGTCCTTCATGCCACGCGTCTGGACGAGCCGGTTGAAGATCAGCTGATCCTGCACGGCGGGGGTGAACTTGGTGTCCAGCGACATACCCGAGGCCCTCACGGTGTCCCTCAGGGTGCTTTCGATGAACTGGTACTTGCCCACTGCGGAGCTACCGGCACCCATGTGCCTCCAGTCACCCCGTCGCTGCCAGTCGAGGACCTCGCCAACAGTCATGTCGGTGAAGCGAACCCGCTGGTTGCCTGCGTGGTTGTGGAAGGCGTTGTAGTTGCCAGCGCCCTCGCCGCCCGAGATGTTGTCCATGAACGCGCCGAACGCGCCACGCTCCTTGTTGGTCGCCATCTCGACGGCCACTCGGGAGTCCATGCGGGTCTGCAGGGCCATCTTGTTCTTGCTGGTGATGAACTGGTCGAGGTTCCCGGCGTGGGACTTCGTCATCTCCTCGAACACGCCACCGATGCGGGTGACATAGCCGTGGTAGTAGGACTGGTCGGAGCCCTGGAGCTTGCCGAAGATGGACTTCTGCTGGTCCTGCACGAACTTGGCGAAGGCCTTAGGGTCGTCGCTGTCGGCCAGACCGGATTGAGCATAGGCGTCCCTGAGGGCGCCAGCGGCTAGATCGGCGTCACGGCGTCCACGATTGATCTCGTAGGCGTCCATGGTGCCTTCCTTGCCGGTCAGGAGGCCGAATACGCTGTCGCCCTTGGCGAGCCTCAGGCGGTCCTTCTCGGCCCCCATGGAGGCCAGGGAGGCCAGCTGTTCCTGCTCAGCCTGGGACTGCGGCTTGTTGGCGATCTCCCCCTGCTTCTGCGCTGCCTGGGGCACCGCGTTGAGCAATCTGGCGAGGGCCGCGCCGGGCGTCGACCGGTCATCGAACGTGTTCCAGTCGACCTGCTTGGTCTGGATGTTCGCCGTTTCCTTGTAGGTCGGAACGGCACTCTGCTGTGTAGCTGGCATTACTGGAAGGCTCCATAGTTGCTCATGCCGGATGTCGCGATGTCCATGAAGGCGGTCATCGGGTTCACGGCCTGGGTGTTGATCTTGTTCTGCGCGGCGATCTGCGAGGACTTGCCTGCCATGACGTAGTTGGCCTTGGCGGCGTCGGCGCGGTCGCGAGCGTTAGCGATGGATAGGGCCTGCTGACGGGACTGTTCGGCCAGCCTGAGGCCTGCCGTGTTGCCGTTCATGCCAGCGCCCGAGGCGACTGCCGTGGACTTGGCGCGGTCGCCCTCCAGTTGGGCCTGATAGCCGTCCTTGAGAGCCGCGTTGTTCTCGACAACGAACTCACGTTCCTGCTGGGCGTACTCCAGGTTCGTCTGCTGCTGCACCATGGCTTGGTTCTTGGATGCAGCTGAGGCCTGACCGGCGACACTGGCGATGCCAGACCCGATGCCCAATACGAGACCGAGGTCACACATTGTATTTGGTTCTCCGAATGGTGAAGGGCACGAAGTTCTCGCCCAAAGGACCCATTGGAAGCGGGGGCAGAAGCTCTGCGCCGCACAATCTCAGCCACCTGTGGTGGGCCGTATTGCTCTCGTGGGTGAAATTCATGAGGTACTCGACCGAGGGCCGCTCCTCGAACCATCTTTTGAAGGTCGAGCGGGTGGTCTCAGTGAGCGCCTTGGGCAACTTGAAGATTGCCGGTGTGCCACATGCCCAAATCAGGGCTGCGCGTGGCGTGAATTGACGGATACCCCACAGCATCGCCGGGGGTTCGCCGGAAGGACACCCAACCTGGGCCTCCTCCGACAAGTGAACCGATCTTTGCAGACCGGAGAGGAACCGCGTGTGTCCATACGTGGCCATAAGCTCACGGACATCAGCGGCCCTCAGGTTTTCTGCGAGGTACGGGAGGTCACCCTCTCGGACCCCCCGTATCTCATAGTTCATTTGGGGTTACGTCCTGCGTTTCTTGGCGCGGTACGAGCCGTCCCACTCCAGGGTGGAGAAGCGGACACGCCACGGCGTCGTTCCGGTGATCACGAGGTTCAGAAGCTCCCCTGCCCCATTGACGGCAACGCGGAACTCACCGCTGTCGAGGCTGAGAGTGCCCATGTTGTCGCCTGATGCACCCACACGGAAACCTGAGAAGGTCGAGGTGTAGGTCTGTCGGGCGGTGGGGGTGAACTTGGTCGTGAAGGGACCGGAATAGTTGTAGAGGATCGAGATGCGCCGCAGCTGCAGCCTGCCGTCCTGAATGGCCACCATGTTCTTGTCGCGCAGGTAGATCGGGCTCAGCGTCCACGAGAAATCGTAGCGGAAGCCGACCACGAACTGGCTGTTCGTCAGGTTCACGTTCTTGAAGGTCAGCACGGCACCAGCCAGGGAGGCCGGGACGTAGGTCTGAGCCTTCGGAGCGGAACCCATGTTCTGCGGAGAGACCACCAGGGCGAACTTGGAGAGGTCCCCAGGAATTGGCGTGAACGGGAGGGTCACAAGGGTGTCGGCCCCCGAGAGGGTTCGGGTCACCTTGGTCTCGTCACAGCCCATGTCGAGCAGGATGCTGCGCTTGTCGAGCTTGGTGTCAGCGCCAGCGTCGAAGATGTGCTGCACGAGGTTCAGGAAGCCGTTGTAGGCGACCGCTACCACCAGCTTGTCGCGACTGTAGTCGATGCTGTAGACGGAGCCGGTATAGGACCAGTCCTGCCAACTCGATTGCACCTTACCGTCGCTGTTGAAGTAGTAGTTGTAGAGCCACAGCTTCGACCGGTCTGTCTTGGAGACCACCATCAGGTTGTTGTAGGTCGACGAGCCAATGACCTTGTAGACCCCAGTGGGGACGTACTCAGGCACGGCGTCGGTGATCGGCAAGGCAACCTCGGTGCCGAAGGTCTTGTCCACCTGATACTCACGCATCGAAGCGAACCCTTGGGTCCCGTAGTCATCCACGAAGGCGACGTTGGGGCCGATGAAGCTCGGCTCGACATCCTGGGAGTTGTTGTAGGAGTTGACCTTCTTGATCGTGACGGTGTTCGGGGACAGGAGCCCCTCGTTGTCAGCAGAGATGCGGAACTGGTCGAACGCGGTGAAGATCAGCAGACCCTCGGCAAACTCCTTGGCGAAGTTCGCGGAAGCGCCACGGCTGTTGGCCGCTGCGATGTCAATCGGGTCCTCGTCGAGCAGCTGCGTACAGGTCTGCCGGTAGAAGTTCTCGAAGTTGCTGATGCGTGACGCGATGAAGTTCTCATCGGACAGGACGCACATGCGGCCCTTGTAGAGGAACATGCTGCGGATGGTGCTGCCCACGAAGCTCGGCGTCGGGTTGCTGTCGGCGTCCCCAACCTCACGGCCAGGGTACGTGTTGTACTTGAGCGTGAACGTGCCGTCCTTGTTGTCCTTGAGGATCACCGGCATGGTCGTGTCGTCGGGCTTCTCGTAGAGGCTCCACCCGTAGGTTTCCTCCCAGCGGCCCTTGCGGTACCAGACCCAGTAGTCGTCACCCTCGTCTTCCATGGCTCCCTTGACGAGGACCAGTCGGCCCTCTTTGTCGATGTTCGGGAGATCGGTGAACTCGTCGATGTAATCGTTGTAGCCGGTCATGGCCTGATCGCCGTAGTCGTCCTTCGTGGTGATGAAGTCGCCTTCGACGGCGAGCGTGACCGAGATGATCGAGCCAGCGACGATGTTGTTGGTGACCCCGTTGGTCGTCAGGTTCGTTGAGATCGCATCAGCGATTTCCGAGGCGGTGTTGGCGTCGGTCTTGCGGTTCCCCTTGAGGACCCCGTTGTAATAGACCGAGTAGTTGTTCCAGCCAGCACCACGCTGCTTCACCCATGCGGTGCCGTAGCGGTTCGGGTTCAACCGGGCGGTGCCACTGTCGACGCGCCCTGAGAGGCCACTCTCGGCCCCCACGGTCTTCGTCACGGTCTTCGAGCGGTTGTAGATGAACGTGGTGTCGGCCACGGTGACAAAGCCGAAATTGGCGGCAGCGTCAGTGACCCCTGCGAGGTAGGCGTTGGCCCCACCCTCGACGATGACGGTCTGCGTGACGGTGCCCGTGGCGGTGGTCTTCACGACCTTGACGGACCCGTCGTAGATCGCAACGTGGTAGTCGCCGGTCGGCTTGTTGATGACGTGGGTGGCCACGGTGGAGCCCGGTACAGGAGCCGCACCAATGTTGCCCAGGAACATCGCCGGGGGCCTCGTCGAGAGGCCGGTGACCACATCAGACCATGTGTTGGTCAGCGCGGTCGAGCAGTTGAGAGCCCGAATTTCAGGGGGCTGTTGTGATACGCCCCCAATCAGGTTGGGGATCGCGCTGGAAACGAATGACATTTAGAGAACCGTGCCGCTTGGGATGCGAGACACGACGTCTTGGACTGCCCAGGACTGGCGCAGGCTCACCGGCTCCGCTGCCAATTGCTCGGCGTGGAGTTCGGCCATGGCCTTCTGTTCGTCTTGGTTGTCCTCCTGGGCGTTCATCTCGTCGCCGGTCTCACGGACCTGGAAGACCCGAGCGGCCCTGAGGGCGATGTAGCGACGGGCGACGGACGGCAGTTCCTCGAAGTCCAGTCCGAAGACGATGGCGAGGGTCATAGCGCCAGTGAAGGTGTCACCGGATGCCAGGGGCGTCATGTTGTAGAGCTTGCGGCCACGCGAGGTGACCGGGATCGAACGGGATGCGCCAGTGGACCTAACGCTCAGGGCGTTCGGCGGCAGCAGAATGTTTCCGTTGTTGTCGGGGGAAAGTTTGAAGACCTCAGTGTTGAAGAACCAGCCTTTGGACTGGACGTCTTCGGATACCTCGATCAGGGTCTCGCGAGCCTGAGAAGCCTCCAGAGGTAGCTCGCCTGAAAGCGAGTTCACTGGGGTCTCACCCGCATTGCGGAGAATGAGGTTGACAGCGCTAAGCTCTGTCTTGGGGGTGATGGCCACCATGTGGGAATCCTTTGAAACGAAAAAAGGGAGCCCCCCGAAGGAGACTCCCTTGATGACCCGAGGGTCGGTAGTGATTAGGCGAGCGCCGAGATCAGGCGGATGCACTCGGGGCGCAGAACGCCGTGACCGACTGCCATGCGCGAGACCATCAGGGTGCCCTGACGGCTCGTCTGGTATTCCTTCTCCGTGGAGAGGTTCATCAGCTTGACAGTGCCGAGGGCCTGCTTCTGCATGACGAGGGCCAGAGCCTTCGTGCCGTCGACGGTGTAGTCGGTGACGTCCGCACCAGCGCGCTTGCCCACCAGCGTGTTAACGCCGAAGTTCTTCGCGAGGTTGTTCGTCGGGACCACGTCGAAGGTCGCAACCTTCAGCTGGCCACCCGAGTTCTGGTTCGCACCACCGTTCCCGAAGTCGCGGTTGATGAACGAGCCATCCTGGATCAGGTCCCAGTACAGCGACGGCGTCACGAAGACGGTGCGCTCGTTAGCCGGGATGTTGGTGGCGTCGAAGTAGGTCGCAGCCGCGTAGATCGAGTCGACGACGTTGGTCAGCGACGGAGCCGCGCCAATCTTGTCTTCGGTCGCAACGCCCATCTCAGCGACGGCACCAGCGGTACCAGCCTTCGCGGCCTTGAGGGCAATCGCAAACAGGTGCTGGTCGTAGGCCTGAGCCAGCGACTCACCCATCTGGAACGCGTATTCCGAGCGGGTTTCGTAGTGGTTCATGGCTTCTTCGAAGTTCGAGACGAACGTCGAGGAGATCAGCATGTCGTCGATGCTGATGACCTTTTCACCGTGGTTGATGTCCTGGCCCAGGATCACGTTGCCGGGCGTGTGGTACTCGGCAGCGGCGCGACCGATGGCGGCGAACTGAGCGGACTTGCCGCTGGAGATCGTGCGCTCGCGGTGACGGCCCTTGAGGACGGTGCGGGTGTTGAAGACCTTCATGGTTTCACCCGAGAAGACCTTGAGGTAGAGGTTGTCGCTATGCGACGGGCCAGCAACGATGCCAGCGTTGACAGAAGTGGACTGTGCCATTTGTGATGTTTCCGTAAGAAGTCAAAAGCGAGCCGAGGCTCGACAGGTGATTTCGCTTGGAAACTCTGGATTTCATTTGGGATTATCGCCGAAGCGGTCCGGAACTACTTTGCAAAGTTCGTATGCCGAAATCTAAGGGGGGTCGCCCTCCTAAAGAGGAGCGGGGACATGCCTTATGACTACTTGGGAAACTTGGGGGCCGAGGTCTTGAGCCTCCTGACGGGCATAAGCCCACTTGCGTGGACCCGTGCCCCCAATTCGTTACTTACGTTTTGGCTGTTTGGAGCGGTTAGCCTTCCGCGAGAGGATCGTCAGGTTGCTCCTGGCGTTCGAGCCGCCAGTTGCGAGCATCTTGATGTGATCCACCTCTTTGCCCTTGAGGGCTGCGGCTCCCTTCTCCTTGATCATCAACCTACGGGCGCGTTTGCGCTCGATGTTGTCCTTGCGGCGATCAGGGCGGCGAGAGGCCGCGTACTCTTTGTCGTAGTCTCTCGCCATGGTGAGCCTTACATGATGCTGGAACGGTCGAGCTTCTCCATCACCTTGCGGCGGAAGGTCTCGTTCGTGTCGTAGCGAGGGTCGTTCAGGTCAGCCATGTAGTCGTCTAGGGACTCATACGTGGTCGTCGGCGTCTTACCGCCCTTGCTGATCTGCTCAGCCGGTTCCTCGGAAGCGTTGGCTTTCACCGCAGCGTCCATGGTGGCCTTGAGACCCTTGACGGCCATGAGGACCGTCGCCTTGTTGTTGGAGTTGACCGCACGGTCGAATGCGCCCTGCTCGTCCTCGGTGAGGTTGGCAATGGCCCAGTCGATCATCTCGCCGTAGGCTTCCTGGCCACCAGTGACCTCGTAGGCCGCGTTGGACGTGGCGTTGAGGCGGTTGGTCAGGCCTTCGATGTAGATGTCGACCATCTCCTTCGGATAGCCAGCCGCGTCGAGCTTGGTATAGGTCTCGTCCGTCAGACCACCCTTGTCCAAGTATTCCTGGGACACGGCGCTGAGATCGAGGCCCGCCTTTTTGGTCGCATCTTCTGCGGCCTTGCGTTCCTCAGCGCTCGCCTGGGGCTTCGGGGTTTCTGCTTCCTCAACGGTAGCCTCCTCCTTCTTGCCCGAGCCGAGCTTCTTCTCAAGTTCCTCGTGGGATTTGAGGAACGCTTCGACGGTCTTAAACTTCGCGGGTAGCCAAGACGGACGTTCTTCGTTCGAGTCCTTCGCCGGGGCATCCTTTTCGGTCGATGCCTTGGCTTCCTGGCCGGGGATGTCCCCGTCGTCTGCTATTACGCCTTCCTCAACGAGGGCCTTGTACTGGTCTTCAATGGAGGGGCCTTTGTTGCCCTCGTCGCCGGTGTTGAGCGTGACAGTCTGTTGGGTCATTTATCCTCAGGGGGTTCGTGTGGGTTACTTGCGTTTGGTCTTCTTGCTCATGCCGTCGAGCATGGACTGAACAGCGGACTTGGCGTCCTTGTTGGCTGCAGCTGCGGCGTCCCTACGGGCACCACGGTCCACAGCGGACTGGCCGATGCGGATGCTGCCCTTGATGCGGTCGCCAATGCTCAGCGGCTTGACGCCAGCGAAGGCTTTCCCAGGGGTATCCCGAGGGCCAGCCTTGGCCATGTTGTACCGAGCGGTGTCGTTGCTGACCGACTTGCGGGAACTCGCGTTGGCCGGGTAGTCCTTGACGCTAGGCGTCTTGGCAGCTGCCTTGGGTTTCACGAGGGCGCCAACGGTCTTGCCTGCCTTTGCGGCGCGGCTGTCGACGGAAGCGGTCTTGGTCTTGATGTCCGGACGAGGCCCTGGCACGGGACCCTTCTTAGGGGTCGCCGCAGCCATCTTGGTCGTGTAGCTCTTGCCGCCGAACTTGAAGGTCGATTTACCGGCCTTCCGTGCAGCGCTGAACGCTTTACCGAATGTGGACATTATTCTGGTCCTTGGTCTTGATTGGCGATGCCTTCGACAGCGGCCTTAGCGAGGTGCGGAGTGGCACCCTTGACGGCGTCGACCATCATCTGCTGAGCCATCTGGCCCTGCTGAGCGCCCTGCATTTGCTGGGCCTGCTGAGCCTTCTGCTCGGGGGTCTTGAACAGACCGTCGATGTCGATCGACAGGGAGACGAATGCTCGTTCCGCGAAGTCCCTCAGGTTCATCTCGGGACCCAACTCGTTCTTGAGCGGCACGATGATCTGCGTCATAGCCGTCATGTACTTGTTGAAGTCCTGGCCTCGACCGAGAGCTTCGATGCCGGTGACGATCTTGGGCTTGGCGACGGGCTTGCCGTCAGCGCCCTTGATGGTCTCAAGGTTCGGTATCTTCTTCTCGCGGACCATGCGGTCCATGATGCGGATGACCAGCGGCAGCTGGAGTTCCTGGGCGAGCAGCGAGTAGACGCCACCCAGCACCGTGTCGATGTCGGACACCATGGCCCGAATTTCTTCGGCGGTGACACGCTCGGCCTGTCGTTGGACAGACGAGTTCATCATGAAGGCGTGGGTGAGACGGCTGATCAGGTCCTGCAGGACAGTCTGCGCGACTTGGAAGTCGGCCTGCTTGTCGAACTGGAGCATCGAGACGTCGTCGGCGCGACCCGAGATAACCTCAAGGTTCTCGGCGTTGGCGATGTCCTGGGCGCGGGTGAGGCCCACAGGATTGACCATGGGGTTCATCTTCGCCGCAGCTGCTGCACCCTCGCGGATGGAGCGTGACAGGCTCTCGACGCCGGTCAGGTCACCGATGTACTCGTCGATGTAGGCGCGGCCATAGGGCTCGTCATGCAGGTAGCTCCAGCGGAGCGGCATGATCGGCGTCTTGTCGGCCTTCCACGAACCACGCGACTTGGGGAGCTTGACGCCCTTGATCGTCTGGAACGTGTGCATACGGTCGCCGTCGCGTTCGAACACCGTGTAGATGTCGACCTCTTTCTCCTCGACCTTGGCGGCGTCAGATGGGAGGTTGTCGCTCGGCTTGAACACGAGTGCCCTGACGTCCTCGGGGAGGACTTCCTTGGCCACCGTCTCTTTGATGATGGTGCGGAGGACATTGCCTTCGTAGTCGCGCTGGACCACGTAGCGGTCGAGCTTGTAGACACGCAGGTTGCCCTTGGGAGGCAGGTATAGGAGGACGTTACCAGCAACGATTAGCTGCTTGATGGCTTCGACCAGTGCGGCGCGGATGCCTAGACCCTCGATCTCGTCCATGACGGATCGCTCGATCTCATTGAGCTTCTTCTCGACGCCCGACCTCAACATGGTTGAAGCGGACAGTTCCTCGACCACCTGATCCGTGACGGACACCCGAAACATCGGGGAGTTCGCAGGCAGGATGGTCATCACCAGCTTCGCCGTCAGCGTGTTGACGCCGTGGGAACCGATGGACTGGAATGGGGTCGAGAGCCGCTGGCCTGGGGCGTAGCCTTCGGGCGGCATGAGAGACGGAATGGTTAGCTTCGCGTTCTCTCTGGCTCGGTCGAGAAAGTTCTGCCTTTCGCTCTCCAAACGGGAGTACATCGAGGCAATGCTGTCTTCATCCGCGACCACACCGTTGTTGGTGGGGTCAATGTTGGACAATGGGGAACTCGGGGTTAGACGGCGATGCCGCTAGGGGCCTTCTTGGTGCCAAGTCCCGCCGTGCCAATGTTGGTCTCGTTGCGGTACTTCTTGGTGCCAATGGCCAGGGTGTTCGATTTGGTGGGCTCTGCAGCCGTCTTCTTGTCGGGGGCCGACTGGGTCAGCAGTTCCGGAGGCGCAGCCGGAGGGGCTACCTCGGGCGTGTCAGCGAAGCACATGGGCTATCCTTGGGATTGTCGAATGGCGGCAGCATGGAGGACGTCGATGACGTCTTGCGCTCCCTGGTACCGGTAGAGTTGTTCGATCCCTCTGACGTTCTTGAAGCCCTCAAGGGGAAACTTGGTGCGGAGGAATCTTAGGAGTTCCTCGGAAACTTGAGGGTCTTGATCGTATTGGAAGATTTGGTTCATCCGAAAACTTCTTTCGTATCTCTGTATGGGCCCCTAATGCAAAAAGGGGACCCGAAGGCCCCCTTAGTTTATTTCTGCAGCTTTTCCCGCTCGAACTCAATCAGAAGTTCTGTGCAGTGAATGGCCTTTTCCAGGTCTTCAATGCCGCCCTTCTCACGGAACCGCGAGACATACTTGATGATCGTGTGCTGACAGGCGTCCAAACCATTGACCATCGAGTAGGTCATCGGCTGGATCGGCATGTCCTTGTAGTGACTGCCGCCGACCTGAGTGTCCAAGGCGGGTGCCTTCGGAGCCTCGTTGAACGACTGGCGCTGTGGTACGTCAGCCTTTTCCCTCAGGGACTTCTTGGCGCAGCGTGTGATCTCAGCCACTAGTGGGTTGTCACAGGGGAAGCGGGTTTGGGTGTTGCAGACCGGACAGGTCACTTCTGGGGGTTGGATGGCACCCAAAGTTTGATCACTCCATTTTCGTAATCCTCGGCGCGGAGGATTTTGGCGAGACGTGCTTGGCGCAGCGCCTCAGCAGGCTTGAGCCCGGCTCTCCGGTAGTGGGACAGCACGGTCTTCCAGGGGTTCTCAGCGGGGACCTCGACCCACCGGGTCTCGATCTCGCCCTTGCGGGGGCCGCGCTTGAGAGTGTGTTCCTCGGGCCAGAGCTTGGTGCCGCCCTGGAGCGCCTTAAGCGCGGTCTCTTTACCGACGCCAGGGCATCCCGAGTAGCCGTCGACCGGATCACCGGCCAGCGTCTGGAACATGTGGAAGGCGTCAGCCTCCTCCAGGGAGATCGTGATGATCTCGTCGTCGCGGAGGTGGAGCCCAGGCACCTGCTTGAGGTCCTTATCGAGCGACCAGATGCAAGTCGTGCCGGGCTCAGCGCGTGACTGCGTGATGCCCAGCGTGTCGTCGGCCTCCAGCGTGGGGATGCGAACGAACGGGTAGAGCCGCTCGATCTCCTCGACCACTGCCCAATAGGCCAGCGGCTTGCGGGAGGACTTGCGGTTCGACTTGTAGTCTGGCTCGACGAGTTCCTTGCGCCAGTTGACCTCGGGGTCCGAGAAGTGGAACTCGATGTCGTCGGTGCCTGCGATGTCCGTCAGGTCCTCAAGGGTTCCCTGCAGGACGCCCCAGGCGTCGTTGAAGTCGGAAAACAAGATGTGGTAGCGGTCGAGAAAGCGCGTGTCCTTCTCGACGGCCACGGTCGACCGGTGGACGATCATGTCCCCGTCAATCAGCAGCTTCATCAGCACTCCAGATGGTTTTGATAGAGACCCGCTTGATGCAGACCGTGGTCCGACGCAGGTAGTAGTTTTCTTCAACCTCGGTGATCGCCTTGGCGGCGGTCGGTGCCGTCAGAAGTTGTCGGCGGTTGAACTTGTCGTAAGCGTAGAACTCAGACATCAATGGCAGTCCTTCCAGTTGTTTCCGATCTTGTATTCGCCCGTCAGGGGCACCCGCAGGTTGAGCATCTGCCCAGCCTTCTCGATTGCCTTGACGCAGAGTTCCCCGACGATTGAGGTGCCGTCCTCACGGATCAGGTCGGGAGCGATCTCCATCTGGAGTTCGTCGTGGACCCAGGCCATGATGCGGACCTTCGTCTGGTAGAGGTTGTGTTCTTTGAGGAGCTTCACGAACTCGATGATCCAGAGCTTGCACATGACGGCACCGGCTGATTGGAGCAGCAGGTTGAGCGCCGAGTGAGGTGAGCGGGAGAACAGGATGCGACCGTCCAGGCCCCTGAGGGACTTGGTCTGCTCGACCTTCTTCTTGATGCCGTCGATCAGCGCCTTGAGAGCCGGGAGGCCCTTCATGACGTTGCGCTTGAGCTTGCGCCCGAGCTTGTCGTCGCCACCTGCGATCAGGCCGAGGAGAGCCAGACCGGAACCGTATAGGAACGCGTAGAACCACCGCTTCGCGATGGAACGTGACGGGAGCCCAGCGGCCTTCTGGTTCTTGGTGTGGACGTCGCCGTTGACCACCTCGTTCGCGTACTCGCCGTCGTCGTGGCGATACATGAAGTGGCCGAGCATCCGCAGTTCCAGACCGGACACATCGCAGCCAAGCTGTTTCCAGCCCAACCTGCGGAACTTCGTGGTCGGCCCGAAGCACTCGCGGCACTCAGGTCCGAACTCCTTGTCGCAGGAGGGAACCTGACCGACGTTGAAGTTCGAGTGCGAGGCGCGGCCAGAGACCGTGCCACCCGTGTTCGTCGTGGTGTAGACGTTGCCGTCAGGCTTGACCGCCGACAGCCAGGCCTGATCGCCCTCCGCTATCTGTCCGATCCGTTTCTGGATCATCTTGTAGCGGTAGAGTTCCTTGGCCTCGGGGTACGGGAGGTCTTCCAGAACCGTTTCGTCGAGCTTGGGTTTCCCTGACGGGGTAAGCTCGATGGGCTTCCACCCGTAGAGCTTGATGAACCGGTCAGCGATCTGGTCGTTGCTGTTCGGGTTGAAGACGTTCAGCTTGATCTTTTGGATCGAGCATCCCGCCATGTAGCCGAACTTCGCGTTGTCCTTCTTGGGTGTCCACGGCTTGCCGTCGCGGACGTACCAGGGCTTGAAGATCGACCGCAGGCTCTCGGCCAGTTCGGCGCGGAGGACCTGCAGCTGGTGGAGGAGCTTCTCGGCATTCTCGACGTTGAAGCCGAAGCCGTTGCGTTCCATCTGAGCGATGATGAAGCAGACGCCCATCTCGATTTCCATGGCCTGCTGGCTTGGCTTCTTCGAGAGGACCTTGCGGTAAAAGGCCTCGGTGACCTCGACGTCCTGGCCGCAATACTCGTGCATCTCAGGGGACCACTCGGCCCACACGAGACGCATGATTTCCTTCTCGTCCTTCTTGGGGTCGAGGCCCCTCTCCTCAGCTACCTCTGCAGCCTTGTTCTTGGAGTAGTCGCCCTTCCACAGACCCAGCCGGTGGCCCCACGCTTCGAGCGAGTGCCAGCCAGCCAGGGATGCCGTGAGGGTTGTCCGGTTGGCCCTGATGTTCGCCATGTCGGCGTCCACGAGGTTCGTCCAGATCATGCGAGAGGCGACGACCGTGTCGACGACCTTGGTCTCGTCGATGACGAACCAGGGGTACAGCTTCTGGATGGCTGCGATGTCGAACTTGATGATGTTGTGACCGACTATTAAGTCTGCCTCCATGAGCATTCGGAGGCCGTCAGCAATGGGGCGGTAGCCCGGTTGGTCAGCGAAGTCGAAGCGTTCGCCAGTGATGAAGTCTTTGAGCCAGAGGCAGTGGAGCTTGGTGATGGTGTCGAGTAGGCCATCACCCTCAATGTCGAAGGTGTAAATCGCCAAAATGGATCCTGTTATTTGGGGAGTTGGACCCCAGCGCACAGGGGCATCAAGTCGAGCAGCTGCTTGCCCTGGAGGTAGACAAGGTCAGCCTGCAGACCGCCGCGAGAGGCGAGCCAGCTTTGGATTTTCTTGGGGTACTGCTTGGTGAACCAGACGTCGTAGACGTCGTTGAAGACCTTCTTCCCGTTCTCCAGGTAGAAGGGCCGGTGGAAGCCCAGCTTGGTCGTCGGGTAGACGCAGGCCTTCGGCAGATCGGTGAACAGGGTGCAAGCGGAGTCGCACTCGCCCACGATCTTGAGGGTCAGGTTCTGCTTGCGCAGTATCTCGCGCACGGCCAGGAAGTCATCGACGTAGCCACCGGGGCTGTTCACGATGTATCCGACCGTGTGCTGCTTGGTGTAGATGATCTCGGGGGAGTTGCTCTCCGACCGCGCCTGGGCGGTCAAGAGAAGCGTGAGGATGACCACGGCAAACGCCATGATCATCGCCAGGGTGTGGTCGAGCCGCCTCATACGCGGCCCTGTAGGGCTTCGAGGCGAGCCTGAACCTGCTCGAACTGCGCCTTGTAGAAGTCACGCTCAGTCCTGGCTTCGTCGCGATGCTGTATCGCGGCCCCAAGGTCATTCATGAGTTCGATGACGTTGTCCGCCATCTGCATCTCGAAAGCCTTGATCAGGGTCCTTACGACCTTGCGTTCGTGCGCCTCGTCGAAGACGCTCAGGAGTGCCTTCGCGACGGGGCTCATGCGTAGGTGCCCACGAGGAAGTAGCGGGTGTATTCCTGGCCGGTGACCTTGTTGCGCCGAAGCTCACCACGGAGGCGGTAGCCCGCGTCCTTGAGATCGGTGAGACGGCGGTGGAAGCTCTGGATGCCGTGGTCGAGGTAGGCCTCGCGCTGGGTGATCGAGCCGTTCTTCTGGATGTGTTCGAGGATTTTCTCTGCCTGTGTCATGCGGGTACGTCCTTTCCAGCCAGGGGCTCCTTCGAGCGCCTGGGCGTGTTTCGTTGCTGCGATGTATTGGGGGATCAGTGCGGGGTTTTCGTTGGCTTCCAGAGCGAGCCTCTCGGCCTGCTCAAAGGGGTCCATCAGTAGTCTTTCGGGGTTTCGTCCTCGAAGTCGTTGAGTTCGAGTGTGGCCGGGTCGACGCCGATCACGACGCGTCCGGTGTCATCCTCAAACCGCAAGAAATCCGCGGTGCCTGTTCGGCCCGTCTTGCGGCACTTAAGCACCGTGACGGTCGAGGTGTTTGCAGCGGCGGGGTTCTCGTCCTGCTGGTTTCTGGAGATGGCGAACACGCCGTTGGACAGCTGCTTGATGCCGCCCGAGCCGCGTAGATCGTCCAGGCTTGGCACTGCGCCCTGCTCGAACGACTTGCCCTGCCCTGGGGGTTTCCTGAGGTGCGAGATCAGACCGATGTAGATGTCCAACTCGACCGTCAGGAGCTTGAGGTTGTGCATGATGCTGTCGATCTTCTTCCGCTCGTCACCGTCCTGGTCCATGTCCGAGACAAGGATTGAGAGGTGGTCGAGCCAGAAAATCCTCACGCCACACGCGATGGCCTGATAGCGGATGACGGAGTAGAGGCTTCCGTCCTCAAGGGCACCAAAGGCGTCGTACAGCTGGAGCCGTGCGTTGCCCTTCTCGTCTGTGGCGAGGAACAGGTGTTCCGCTGCCGCCGCGTACTCGGGTGTGTCCTTGAACTCGGGGTTGTCGATCTGGAACCGCTTGCCAACGTGGTAGGCGATCAGGTCGTCCCCGGTGTCCTCCAGGGGCTCCTCAAGGTGGATCAGAGCTTGGTTGTAGGGGGTCGTGTGGAAGTAGTGGTGTTGCAGGGCCTTGATGATCGTCGTCTTGCCCATGCCGGTGCCTGACGTCCAAACGTCGAGTTCACCGAACCGGATGCCGCCGCCCGTGCGCCAGTTCATGCGCTCCCAATCGGCGGGATAGGGCAGCGCCAAGACCGTGAGCCGGTTCTTGAGGCGGTCCAGAACGCTCTGGCCGCTGACGATGCCCTCGGGGCGGTACTGCTTGGCCCCCCAAATGCAGTCGATGATCTTCGCGGACTTCCCGGCCTGGAGTAGGTCGGATGCGTCCTTGAAACCTTCTGGCGCCCAGGTGATCCAGCACTTGCCGGGTGGCAGGAGGGACTTGACGGCGTTGACGGCCTCGCGGCCCGGCTCGTCGTTGTCGAAGAACAGGATGATCTTCTCGAAGGTGCTGAGCCAGTCCAGGGCTTCCTTGATGCCCTTCTCGGCGCTGCCCGAACCGTCGACCAGTGAGACCACCGGCCACTTGTTGTTCTGAGCCTGGGAGACTGACAGCGCGTCGAGTTCACCCTCGGTGATCACGATCTGCTTGCCGCCGTTGCGCCACAGCCACTGGCCGTAGAGCCCCTTGAAGGCCTTGCGGTTGCCGACCCATGGGAAACTCTTGTCGGGGAACCGGAGCTTCTGCGCGACCACCGTGCGGTCGTCGAGGAGGTACTGAGCGGCCTGGACCTTGGTGCCGTTCTTGTCGGCCATGATGTAGGACCAGAACCGGCAGGTCTCCTCAGTCAGCTGGCGTTTGCCGAGCCCGGTATAGGAGCCCCTGAGGAGGTCCGATGGACCCTTGGGTGTCACCGGGCGTTCGTCGTCGATCCCGTCTGTCTTGGTCGTCTTCTGGCAGGAGAAACAGAAGGTGTGGTCGTGGTAGATGGCGAGTGCATCGCTAGAGCCGCAGTCGTCGCACGGCTGTCGTGTCTGCAGTGCCTCACTCATTCGGTGGCACGTTTTGGGATTGCTGCAGCTGGGCTATCCAGCGTTCGCGGGAAACAAGCATCGGTGACCTCATTGATTGCGTCAGCCATCGCCCGAGCCCCGTCAGGGGTCAGGACGACAGTCGCGGTGCGAAGGTGGATGGTGATCCGGCCTCCCCTCGCGGTGACCTTGAGGTCTGAGGGGAGGCTGTCGTTCGTGAACTCGTTGAACGTCATCCGACCAGGGCGGTGACCTTGGCGGCGACAGCAGTTGCCTTGTCGCGCTCAACGAAAGCGTCGAGGCGCTTGGTGGCGAGCTTCGTCAGGTGGGCTTCGTGTGCCTCCAGGGCAGCAGCAAGCTGACGCTCATGCTTGGCGGTGGTGATCTCGATGTCAGCGAGCAGGCGTTCGCCCTTCTCGTGCATCTTGGCCGCGTGGGCTTCGAGCTTGCTGACCATCTTGCTGAGCGCCTTGGTGATGCGAGCGACCGAATTGAACATGAATTGTCTCCGTTAACCGTGGGATTTGGTTGAGTTTTTAGCGTTGGGAAAGCGAGTAGAGCTTGCCGTATTCAGCCCTGATTTGCTGGGTCACGCTCTGGACGAACCCCCGCTCGAACTCCCGCATGGTGGCTTCAAAGAGCCTTGGGAACTCGTCTCGGTCGTAAGGTTGGTCAGGCATGGCGATCACGGCCTGCCGGGGGTCAGGTGACCAGCGGAGGCGGAAGTGATGAACCATCTGGAACGGGTTGATCTCGTGGTCACTCGTAACGCGCCCATACGACACCTTGACCATCGTGCGCTTGGCGTACTCGGTCTGCAGTTCGTCCAGGTGCTTGAGGAGCCCCTCGTATTGCATGTGCAGCTGATGGTGCTGCCACAGGAGGTCGTACAGCTGCTTCTCGTACTGGAACGCCATCCGCGTGTACTCGTCGCGGGTGACGGTCGGGACGTACTTGTCGATCAGCTTGAGCAGCGTCGGGCGTTCTTTTTCCTCGCTCATTCTTCGAGCCATTCCTTAGGGATTTTCCCCTTATCGGCCCACTTGTAGCCCTTGTCCTCGGCCCACTTGGCGTAGGTCGTGGCAGAGCCCTTCCCGATCTTTTCAGACGCTCTTTGAAAGACGAACCGAATGTCGATGTCGGGAAACTGTGCGCGGATCAGGAGATGTTTCTGTCGATCTGCGGTGAGGAACCGACCCTTGCTCTCGATGTACATCGGGGAGCCGTCGCGTTTCCTGATGACGAAGTCGGGATTGTACTTCGCCTTTTTCGCGGGTTTGAGGTAGTCGATCTTGACCGTCTCAAACTCGAAAGAGCGACCCGCCAGCTTCAACTGGCGAGCCACTTCTCGTTCTAAACCGGAACGGTACCGATTGAGATCAGTAGTCACCGGCCTCGTCGTCGGAGGAACCGGAAGCCGAGCCGTCGCTCTCGTCGTTGAAGTCCGACGTGTCGGTGTTGTGGCTTGCGAAGCCGTCCTCCTCGTCGAAGTCGTCCAGCTGAGGCTCCTGGCCCTGGCCGGTCTTCAACTCGATGATCTGGACGACCACCGGCTGCAGCGAGACAGCCTTGACGCCGCCGAACTCCCACTCGAACATCTCGGCCTGGACACGGGCGATGGTGCCACCCCAGGGGTTGACGTCGACCGGGGTCTTCTTGGCGTCGATCAGCAGCGGGCGGCGATCCCAGGTCTTGCCGTCCTTCTTGCCCACGCGGTTCTTCACGCGGATCGAGAAGATGACGAAACCGGTCTCGTTGCCCTCGTCGTCAGTTTCCTTCTTGTAGAAGGCGTTCTTCGTGCCGGGCTTGGCGGGCTTACCCGACCACGCCTTTACCACCGCCTGGATGCGGTCGATGAATGGCTTGGCCTCCTCCAGCGAGAGCCGGATGTCAGCCTTGTACGCGCCGAGGGCGTCGAACTTGGTGTCGGGACGCTGGAGCGCCGGGTAAACGAGAGGGGCCTTCGGGAAGGTGATTTTCTTGGCATCAGCCATAGATGATGTGTCCTTTTTCCACGGCCTCGACAATGTCGCAAAGGTCCATGGTTTCGCTGTAGAGTTCCTCGGGGTATTCACCCTCCAGAACGTCGTCGTAGAGAGCCTCGCGGGTCCCCTGTGCGCCGACGAGGTCGGTGCGCAACTCCTCACCCAGGGTGGCCAGCACGTCGGCTTGGTCGTCCACATGGGCGATGGCGTTGTTGGGGTTGGCGAGGTAGTCGTCGATCTCGATGTTTGAGAACCAGAGGTCCTGTCCGATCAGCTTAGGCATTGGCAAAGGCCTCCTTCATGTCGAGGTTGGAACCGAGGAAGCCCTGAGCGGCCATCGAGACGATGGTGCTGGCGACGGTTCGCTTGGCGTTGATCTTCCTCCAGCCCTTCGTCGGGTGGAGAGTGCGGTTGGCCTGACGCTCATTGAAGGCGTCGAGGGGGCCACTGGTCCGCGCCTGCCGGGCGATAGCCAAGGCGCGGCGACGTGCTTTCCGGTTTCCCTCGGGCTTTACTTCCGCCAACTGGGTGGCTCCGTTAACCGAGAGATTGCGAGAAAAGTTGGAGGCGTTCAACATTAAGCGGGGTCCTTGTGGGTACCTGGGTTGCGGGGATTGATCGACTGCGGCTTGCCCTTCGGTCGGGCCGTGGCCTTCTCGATGCCCTGGGCGTCAGCGATCAGCTGGGCTGTCGGGTCGTGGGTCCCTGCGCAGTTCTGGCAGGCGTCGGTTTCTTCACCGACCGAGACGTAGAAGCGTTCGCCGCAGGCGCGGCAGCGGATGGCGCGGTTCATTAGGCCTCCTGCTGGTGGCGGAAGAAGCGCACAGCGGCCAGGGCGTCCTGGCGGTTGCTCTGGACGTCGAGGACAACCTCGCCGCCGATGTTGACGCCGAGGTCATCCATGGTGCGATCGGTCAACCGGGCGACCACCTCGAAGTGCTTGTCGAAGGCGCGGCGGTTGTAGTGGACCGAACCCGTGATGTAGTTCGAGTTGGCGCGGATGGTTTCCATGCGTGGGGTGATCTTCATTATCGAAGCCTTTCCGTTATCCGAGAGATTAAGAGAAAAAGAATGGATTTGACAGGATGCCCTTGAGATCAAGGGAGCCCATCGGTGGTATAGGAGGGATGTCCTCCTTGAGTTCGTCGGAGATCAGCTGCTCAGCCGTCTCGTAGAACTCGGAAAGCACGTCGTGGGTCTCGTACATTTCCACGAATGCCTCCCTGATGATCAGGCTGAAACGCTCGACGTCACATGCGTGAACCCCGAAGCTGTCGTGGACAGCGGCGAAGTCTGTGATGCCTTGCTCTGCAGCCTTGCTTACGGTCGCCTGGAGGTGGCAACCGTCGAGAGAGTGGACGAAGGACGGTGGGACGCTGCTGGCCATCTGCCGAGGGTCAAGGGTGTCAAGGTCCTCGCTCAGGCGGGGCTTGATGATCTTGCCGTCGAAGAAGGTCTTCACCCGCCGAGACGTGGTGTCGAACTTGTACTGATGGACCGGGAAACCGAGCGGGGTCTTCCACTCGATCCGCTTCTCGACCGGCTGGGACTTCCCAACCAACCGCGACATGGTCATCAGCCACTTCATGGCACCGTCAGCTGCGATGACGACCTCGGGAATCGCCTTCCACACCTTGTCGGCTCCGTACATCTTGAAGGTCCAGAGGTCTTCCTTGGGGAACGGCATGGCTGCGCCCTCCCCGATCTTCTCGTCGACCGCCTCGACCACATACTGGCCGCAGGACGTTCGGGTCCCTGAGTAGGGCTTCACCATGACCGGTCGCTTGGTGATGCTGCGGTCGATGCCGAAGGTCACCCAGGCGCGGGATAGGTTCGCGAAGGGGATCGAGGAGACCACCTTGCCTTCCTTGTCCTTGATCTCGACGCCCTCGTTGCTGCCGAAGTCCTCACGCATGAGGCGTTCAGTCACCTTGGCGACAGCGCCATAGACGTCCTGGCGTTGCTGGTTCGGGGTCATGTTGACGTGGAAGCCACCCACCTTGTCGCGGAGCATTGCAGAGAAGTGCTGCAGGCCCGAGCAGGTGGCGTCGAGGTCGACGTGGAGCTTGCTGACATGCTGCTCAGGGAACGGCCCTGCGTGAGCCTCAGCCCAGTCGAAGCACCATGCTAGAAACTGGCAAGGGTTATCGCTTTTTGTCCATTCAAGATTGTGCCTTGGGTCAGCGGCCACACGTCGGGCGAGGTCAAGATTATCTTTTCCCCAGTCAGCCCGTTCGTGCATAAGTAGCTTGTCTTTCCCGAAACAGTTAGCGCCGTGGATTGCCAACCATTTGAGACCATCTCGTCCGAGAGGCTTCCCGGTCGCAAACTGAAGCAGTCCTTTGACATAGTCGGGTCCTTGTGGGTTCAGGCCGGATGGCTTCGGATAGGCGCGGCCCCGGCTGTCGAGATCATGGGGGAAGTAGATCGTGTCGTACTTCGACATCTTCCTGGCGATCTGGAACGACCTTGCGGCCATGACGCGCTTACCGACCACTCGGCGGTTGCGTTCGTGGATGCCAAAGCAATAGGCACGGTACTCTTTGACGGCGGGGTGATCAGCCTCCAGGCCTTCGAGGTTCCTCGGGGCCGGGTCGGGCTTACGATTGTTCGCCCTGGGCAGACCGCCGCAGGGGATGTTCCGGTTGTAGACATGCTCGATGGCGTCGAGGACGCGGACGTTCACCTGCCAGCGGGTGCGCTGGAGGGCGTTGACGGCCCCCAGGACACGGTCGAGGACATTGGTCGCCACGAGTTCCTTGAGGATTTCGCGGTAGGCCTTCTTCGAGCCCTTGACCAACGGGTACGGGCTGACGTGGTGCGTGTGGTAGCCGCCGACGTTGAGCGTGTCGACCGACCAGTCCTTCGGCGGGATCACCGTGGGGTAGTAGGTCGTGAACAGCGCCTCGCAGAGGCCCGAGTTCTTCTCGACGGTCAGGAGGAGCCCTGGGGACGCCTTGACGACGTCGCGCTTGGCCTTCCCGCTGCCGGTGGTCTCGACCTCAATGTCGCCGGTCACTTCCTTGAAGACGTTCAGCAGCGCCAGACCGACGAGGAGCATGTCGGACTTCGTCCAGATGGACCATTCCAGGTCGGCCTTGGCGAAGACCTTCTGCATGTACTCCTCCCGCTTGTGGCGGGGCAGTTCGCGCTTGTTGAAGTCGTCGTGGATGCGCTGCGACCACTTGTGGTGTTCCTCGTCGAACTCGCGGAGGCGAAGCTCGTCATGGATCAGGCCCCCGGCGTAGATCGCCAGGGACGTGAGACCGCAGGGCTTGCCCTCGTGGTAGACGCCGATCTTGTTGAAGATGGCCTTGAGCGCCAGGAAGGCGCAGAGCGCAGGGTCGATCTCACCGATCAGCTTGTAGGCTGTGGTCTTCTTACCGGCTCGGCCACTGTTGGCGTCGTCAAGGAACCTCGTGATACCGCTAGTGAACGGCATGAGATAGTTCCTGATGATGTGAGAACCGAGAAAGGTCTCACTAAAGGTTTCCTCTAAGGTCCCCTTAAGGTGTTCCTTATGGAACCTCTGGATGGTCAGCCCTCGGGCGTCCTCCTCCAGCTGCAGTTCTTCGAGGTAGAGATCGTCGTTCATCGTGCCTCATTTCGTGGGGAGCTTATGATGTGCTGTATGGGTCCCTAATTCCCGGTTGGCGGGACTTCACTGCTAACGGAGTGATCAGGAAATAGCTCGAGTTGCCCTGGGGCGGTATAGGTCAGCCGGTCGATTTCCAGGCGGGTCTCAGCCTCAAGGGCGTGAAGGAACTCCAGCAGGTACTCGACGTCGAGCGGACGGTAGCGGACGCGGACGCGGCCCAGGTCACGCTGCCACCCGAGGCTCTTGAGAGGGGTGCCCCCTATCAGGACGTGCATTGCCAGCCCTCCACAATGTCTGATTTGTAGATCGGCTGTCCGTCGCGGGTGCGCTCCATTGTCACACGCGGGTCCGACGACAGGTTGCGCTTCCAGAACGTGACGGCCTCATGCTTCACGGTGAAGCAGGCGTGGGGATACAGGCTGTCGGGGTCGTAGAGGATGTAGATGTAGGTGGATCGAGCCACTATTCTCTCCGTTATCTGATGGCACACCGTAAGCGGAATCTCTCCGCTTACGAGGATAATTGGCACAAACAAAAACCCAGGAGCCGCTAAGCCCCTGGGATTATTCACTCCGTTAACGAGAAGTCTCGGTAGAGGATTTGCAGTCCTCTGCGTAACCACTCCGCCACGAGGCCTCAT